CATCCTTGTCAAAGCTCTCCCTGCTGCGCAGATGCGGTTCCCTAGCGGTCAATCGTTCAGCGACCTGATAGCGGCAGAGTTGTTTAAACATACCATGAAGGTGTAGCCATGAAACTACTGACTGGAAGACGTAACCAGTGCCAAGGCTGTAAAGCCTACTTCAACAGTGATACGCCGTTTGACATGCACCGAACCGGCGACCACGGAGTAGACCGTCGATGCAGAACTCCAGAAGAGATGCTGGGTCTGGGGATGAGTGTAAACGCAGATGGTTTTTGGATAAGCAAGAAGCGTCAAGATGATTCTTGGGCAAAGGAGAGTGCAGATGAAGTTACTAGCTGATTTTTTTGCGCTGGTTGGGCTTGTCTCCACCATCATTGTGGCGGGGTTCTATACGGGCTATGCCACCTATCAACCCAAATGCCATACCGTGGCATCCGTATTTACAAAGGAATGCAAATGAACTGGAACCCATTTAAACGTGCAGAACTTGTACGTGATGCTACTGACTTGGTGTCGCGTGTTGAGAAGCTGGAGAGGACTTCAATTACGCAGGCAATGGAAGAGATTAAATCTATTCGGCTCATGCTGATAGACATGACCGCAGCACACCGTGCGCTTGATTCAAGGTTCAAGGATTTGGGTAGCTCCAGTGACGATAACAAGTGGAAGAAGATACTTGATGCGGAGAGGGAAGAGCACAAACGCACCTACGCCCGTGAGTACTACTACCGCAAGAAGGTGAACCAACCAACAATGAAGCAAATGGCAGCAAAGAAAAAACCAAAGGTGACATCAAATGATTCAAGTGTTCAAGCAGTGGATTTCTCCCCCGTCACCGCTAGAGATGGCAGCGCGGGAAATGATAAAGGCGCAGCGGGAGAAGCTGGAAGCTGAGTCTGCAAGAGAGTACGCCGCCGCTATGGTGATGTACCACGATGCCCGTATTGCACGACTGTATGACCGACTACATGAACTGAAGGAGCAAGCATGAAAGAAGACACCACAACCATTGACCCCACATGGATGCAAAAGACTGGCGGCTATGCCAAGGACATGACCCTGCGTGACCACTACGCTGGGCTGGCATTACAAGGGCAATTATCTATGCCCGAATTATGTGTAGCCATAAACAGCGGAAGTGCAACGGTTACCGGGCTTTGTGCTAGTTGTTTTGAGTGGGCAGACGTAATGCTGAAAGCGAGGGAGGACAAATGAGTAGCTGGCCCGATTATCAAGAAGAAAGACCCTCATACCAATTTGTGGAGCTGCCCAAGCCTGCGGGCCATTGGATTTTGTACGCGCAAGCAACGCCGCACATTAGTTTTACTATCTATCACAAGCCATCATGGATACAACGCTGGTTCACCAACAAGTTGCTGGGCTGGACATGGAAGGACGAAAAATGAACATCAAAGAATTTGCTAAACGGGCTGGGATTAAAAACGATTGCGATGGTATTTGGTGCAATGCTGACCAGCTTCAACGCTTTGCCGAGTTGGTAGCCGCACATGAACGAGAGCAATGCGCCAAGATATTTGAGTCAATACAACAAGACAACACCAGCTTGGGCGGCATCCATTTCTTGTTGCATGACGCGGCAAAAGCAATCAGAGCAAGGAGCAAAGCATGAACGACGAGGATGAAGACTTAATGGTGTCCCTGTTCTTTATAGCGTTTACCATCTTCATCACGTTTTTTGTAGTCCTTGCAACCGTTGCAGTTGTATGGGGGTTCGTAGCATGAAAGCATTGGAAGAACTCAACGCCAAGTACGGCGCGGGGGAAGTGTGTGACCGGCTGTTGCGGCTTGGTTCAGTCGTCAAGGAGTACGAGCGTGAACTGGGTAGGAAGCTAACAGCAGAGGATTGGAAGAACTTGGCAGCAGTTGCAGGAGGGCAATATGAAAACTGAAGAAGACGAAGCGTTTGAAGAAATTGAGCGCAGACAAGGCGGTGGCTTTACAGCCAAGCGGCAGATGGCTGCGGACAAGTTGCAAGAGGAAGATTGGGATGTGATCGCTGAAAAGCAGTTGGCATCAATTAAACGCGACACGCAGGCAAGCTTTGAAGACGCAATGGTTCGCGCTACGCATAAAGTGATGGCCGAACTTGAGGCACAGCCAGTGCAGGAGCCTGTGGCTGAAGTGGTTTGGGGAGCAAAGACGGGCTTTGAGTGGAAGTTCAAGATGCTTGTCGAATTGGCTTGTGTAGAGGATGTGCCAGTAAAGCTATACGCTGGTGAATTTAAGGGAGCCAATGTGTATTGGCATGACACCGCCCCACCAAAGCGCGAATGGGTAGGGCTGACGGATGAGGAGATTGATAAAACATATTGGGCAATGCCCCGCATCAATAAACCCCAGCCAACGCAACTTGAATTTGCCCGAGCCATTGAGCAAATGTTGAAGGAGAAGAACAATGGCTGAACGCCTGATTGAGAAGCTGGACAGACTTGGCGCTGAGGCGGGCATAAAGCAGATGACCCCTGAGATTTACAGGTTTGCTTTGGACGTGCGAAAAGACATGGTAACTGAGTGGCCTAAGCGTCCGTGGGTAAGTCTGACGGATGAGGAACGCAATGACTGCTTGGTGAAGGCAGACCCGTGTGAGTGTCTTGCTGACCCCGAGGCACACCAATTGATAGTTGAGGTAGAGGCTAAATTAAGGAGCAAAAACAATGCTTAGCATCGAACACCAGCAAATGCTGGTATGGGCATCACGGCCCAAGCGTGAAGATTTCAACGTGGACAACAAGGAGCTAGACAATGTAATTGCGGCTATCCGCAGGGCAGCACCGGAGAAGTTCATCAAGGGTAACGTGATGGGTGTACGGAGGTTCTACGACGAGCCAAGGGACGAGACAGCTACCCCACACAACGGCTACGTGCGTTCACGTAGGTCGAGCACTTATTAGGAACAAACATGACTACCGGAATCGAACACCTGAAACCAATACCAAAGCGCAAAGGACGTGGCCCTAGTAAGAAGCCATCGTTGTTTGCTACGAGCTTGCGTTTACCAAGGCATGTGCTGGATTACTTCAGTACACACCACCCGTACACAAAGCAAGCCAAAATCCGTGAAATTCTTACCGAGTACGTAACCAACCACCAAGGAGCTAGTAATGGCAACATTTAAGAACAGCATGTCGCATAAGGTTCGCGCCTTTTTGAAACTGCACCCCAAAGCAAAGGCTGCAACAGTAGCCAAAGACTTAGGCATAAAGCCTAGCGTTGTGCACAGCACGATGTGGAGGGACAAGAAGTTTGGTGCACCCAAGCGTAGGTACACAAAGAAAACTAAGGTATCAGAGGTATTGCAGACAATGCCCGAGGGTACGTGGAAGACAGTAGCCGTAGCTACAAGCAACGCCCCGTTTGCGTCTAGGTTGATAGAAATACCCATCACAATGGAGGAGCCCAAGGTAGAAGAACCCAAGGTAGACATGGTCAACAGCCCACCACACTACAAGGTAGGTGGTATTGAGGTCATCGACTTCATCAAGGCTAAGCTAACGACTGAAGAGTTCCGTGGCTACTTGCAAGGCAACGTGTTGAAGTACTCTAGCCGAGTAGGTTACAAGGGCGATGCCTCTGAAGACTTGGCTAAGCTAGTGTGGTACGCCAACAAGCTACAGGAGACCTTAGCAACCTAACATTGTTAGGGAAAACCCCAACCGCCTTCGGGCGGTTTTTTTGTTTCTGATGTTGACAAAGTCCAATACTGTGCTACATTGGGGGCCTGAAAACTACTGGAGTGTTAGATGGCATCAACGCCTGAGTCCAAGGTCAAGGTCAAAATCAAGGCCATCCTCAAAGAGCATGGGGTCTACTACGCTATGCCGATTGGCACGGGGTACGGCAATGCAGGAGTGCCCGACTTCTTGTGCTGTTTTAACGGCAGGTTTGTGGCTATCGAAGCCAAGGCCAACGGCGGCACGACTACCGCGCTGCAAAACAAAAATCTACGTGACATTGAAACTGCTGGGGGCATGACATGCATCCTCAACGAAGACAACGTATCCGCCCTTTCGGGCTATCTCAAACTTATCAAGGAACAAAAATGAGCGAACTATCAACAGGTGTACGTGCACTACTAGGCCGTATGGAATCCAACCCCGAAGAGTTCTACGGGGACGCTAGCAAATGGGGTTTCATGTTTGCCCCCAACTTCCGCGATGTGATGACCGAGCCCGAAAAGGGCGCGTTGCACGAGGCATTGAAAGAAGTGCGGCGCAAGGAGTTTGACGAGCTTGTTGTGCGCAGGATGCTGCGGGACAGCGAAGAAGAAACGATGAAGCAGGTGCGGTCTAGTTCGCCTATGACTAGGAAACAAATGACCACAGCGATAGGCAGTAGTCTCAACGACGCGTTCGGTGCGGCGCAGATAAGGGCAGAGGGGCAGCAGATTACTTACGCCCAACACGAAGCCATGCGGCAAAACACCATGGGGCAGGGTCTCCTTAGCAAGGACTACAACCCCGCGCTCAACGACCCTAATCGCAACCCGTACAAATGAACATCATTACGATTGATTTTGAGTCGTACTACTCCTCGGACTATGGGCTGAAGAAGTTCACCACTGAGGAGTACATACGTGATACGCAATTCGAGGTTATCGGTGTTGCAGTACAGGTAAACGATGGTGAGCCCGAGTGGTTCAGCGGGGATGCCCTCAGCACCTATGCTTTCTTGCAGAACTACGACTGGAGTAACTCGCTCGCGTTAGCCCATAACGCTATGTTCGATGGGTTCATCCTATCTAACCACTTTGGTATCAAGCCCAAGGGATGGCTGGACACGTTGAGCATGGGCCGTGCGTTACATGGAACGGAGGTAGGAGGCAGCTTGGCTGTGCTGTCCTCCCACTATGGCCTTGGCGTTAAGGGTACGGAGGTAGTCAATGCTATGGGGTTACGCCGTGAGGAGTTCCCCGCCGACCAGCTTGCACGGTACGGTGACTATTGCAAGAACGATGTGGCCCTGACGTGGAAGCTGTTCAATGCGATGAGCGGGGGGTTCCCGCCGACTGAGTTGCGACTCATTGACCTGACCATCAAGATGTTCACCGAGCCGGTGTTGCGGTTGGCAAGGAATGTGTTGGAAAGCCACTTGAAGGAGGTGAAGGAGAGGAAATCCTATTGGCTGGGTGCGTACAACAAAGTTACCCTAATGAGTAACCCAAAGTTTGCTGAGTTGCTGCGGGAAAATGGTGTAGTCCCGCCGATGAAGAAGAGCCCCACCACGGGCAAGCAGACGTATGCGTTCTCCAAGACCGACGAAGAGTTCAAGGCGTTGCTTGAGCACCCAAACAATTACGTACAAACACTTGTGGCTGCGCGGCTAGGTACAAAGTCCACCATTGAAGAGACCCGCACCGAGCGGTTCATTGGTATTGCCAATCGGGGCACATTACCTGTACCCCTGCGCTACTACGCAGCACACACGGGGCGTTGGGGCGGTGACGACAAGGTAAACCTACAGAACCTACCGCGCAAGTCGCCATTGAAGTACGCCATCATTCCCCCTGAAGGCTACGTGATACTGGACTCGGACTCTTCACAGATTGAGGCGCGGACGTTGGCATGGCTGGCTGGGCAAAACGACCTAGTGCAAGCGTTTGAAGACGGTGAAGATGTGTACAAAATAATGGCCTCAGCTATCTACGGAAAGCCCGAGAGCGAAATCACCAAAGAAGAACGGTTCGTGGGTAAGACCACCATCCTTGGTGCAGGGTACGGCATGGGCGCAGCTAAGTTCCAAGCCCAACTCAAAACCTATGGCGTTGAAATTTCCTTGGATGAAGCCAAGCGCATCATTGATACATACCGCCTGACGTACCCGAAGATTGTCGAGCTATGGAAAGACGCGGGGGTTGCGCTCAAGGCTATATTACAGAAGCAGCAAACGTCTCTAGGACGCGGTGGTCTTCTATCCGTTCAGGGTGCAGATGGCATCATCCTGCCGAATGGCTTGCGCTTGAAGTACCCCAACTTGCGCCTGTACGAGAACGAGGAA